TTCGCATTCGGAGATCATGCTGGACAAAATCGAAACGGTTTTGCAAGGGCGTGCCGATGCTGACGTGCTTTCTTATTCGATCAACGGTCGATCCCTTTCCAAAATCCCGCCTGATGAACTGGTGCAGTGGCGCGATTACTATCGGCGCGAAGTGGTGCTAGAACATAAAGAGGATCACGTTCGCAATGGACGCAGCCACGGCGGCACCATTAAGGTGAGGTTTTAACGATGGGCTTGTTTGACTTTCTGAAGCGCGATGAAGAAACCGTAAAGCCTTTGAAAAAGCGCAGCTATGCAGCGGCGCGTGCCGGTCGATTGTTCGGCGACTTCACACAATCGGGCAACAGCGCCGACAGTGAGTTGCGTTTCACGCTGGAAGTCATGCGGAACCGCAGCCGCGAACTGGTGCGCGACAATGAATTTGCGCGGCGCTATGTGAATCTGCTGAAAACCAATGTCGTCGGTGATCACGGCTTTCACTTGCAAGTCAAAGCACGCAACGATGACGGCAGTCTGGATGCGGCTGGCAACACCATCATCGAAAATGCGTGGAAGCGCTGGGGCCGACTTGGCACGCCAACCGCTGATGGCAGGATGTCGTGGTATGACTGCCAGAGGCTAGTCATTGAAACGCTGGCGCGTGATGGTGAAGTATTCATCCGCAAGTTGAACGGGCCGAAATACCGTGACGGCTTTGCGTTGCAATTCATCGAGGCCGATCTGATCGATGAAAAGAAAAACGAAAAGCTGAACAACGGCAACCAGATCAGGATGGGCATTGAGATGGACCCGGCGCACAGGCCGGTTGCATATTATGTCCTGTCATCGCATCCCGGCGATAAATACTATCACGCATCGCATTCGCAGAAGCACACGCGCGTTCCGGCTGAGGAAATCATCCACATTTACATGCCGACCCGCACGCACCAGACGCGGGGCGAACCGTTTATGGTTGCGGCGATGTCAGCGCTGAAGCACTTGCATGCTTTCCGCGAGGCTGAAGTCATTGCCGCCCGGATCGGCGCATCGAAGATGGGCATCCTGACAACGCCATCGGGCGATGATTTTGTTGGCGAAGGCTATGAAAACGATTTCCAGCCGGTCATCGATGTCGAACCGGGCAGCTTTCACCAGCTTCCGGCTGGCTTCGGTTTGGAGATGTTCGACCCGAAGCATCCGAACACGGGCTATGCGGAGTTTGAAAACGCGATGCTGCGCGGCGTGGCATCCGGTCTGAACGTCAGTTATGCCAGCCTGTCGAACGATCTGTCGTCGGTCAATTATTCATCGATACGGCAGGGCGCACTTGATGAGCGCGACGGCTATCGTGCGCTGCATATGTTTATGATCGAACACTTTATGGAGCCGGTCTTTAGATCGTGGTTGTCGAATGCTATGGATTTCGGCGGCATTCCGTTGCCAGCCAGCAAATACGATAAATTCAGCGATAACGCATATTTCCGTGGTCGCGGCTGGAACTGGGTTGATCCATTGAAAGAGATCAACGCGGCAGTCGTCGGGCTGCAAAACGGCGTGCTGTCGATGCAGGACGTGGCTGCAAACTATGGCCGGGATGTTGAAGAAACATTCAGTCAGATTGCGCGTGATAAAGAGGTGGCCGAACAGTTTGGCCTGTCTATGGCGTTTGAGCCGTTCGGCACCAAATTGCCTGCCGATCCGATAGTCGAAGGCGGTGATGATGGCGAAGTATAAGGGCGAAGACATCGATTTGACACCGACCGCCACAATGGCCGAAGAGGCGCAGCGTGGTCTGGATTGGCGCAAAGAACACGGGCGCGGCGGCACAGCGGTCGGTGTTGCGCGTGCGCGGCAGCTTGTGAATCGTGATGAGTTATCGCCCCGCACAGTGCGCCGGATGGTTTCATTTTTTGCCCGACATGAAGTGGATGAAGAGGCAGAAGGATTCAGGCCCGGCGAGGATGGCTATCCGTCTGCTGGCCGGATCGCGCATGCTTTGTGGGGCGGGTCGCCTGGCAGGGCGTGGGCCAATGAAAAAGACCGGATTATGGATCGCATCGATAGTGAAGATTCGCGTGCGCTGAAAGATGATTTTTCCGAAAAAACGCTGACGGCTTTGCAGAACAAGGTTGATGAACACAACGAAAAGCACGGCGACAAAAAGGGCAAGCGCGTCACGTTGCGGATGTTGGCGGCGGTATATAAGCGCGGGATCGGCGCATATAAAACTAATCCCGGCAGCGTTCGCCCTAGTGTCAGCAGCCCGGAGCAATGGGCGATGGCACGCGTGAATGTTTTTTTGAAAGCGGTCAGGACAGGTAAATTCCAGTCGGGCAAGTTTGACACCGATCTGCTGCCCGATGGCCATCCGCTAAAAACTGATGTACAATCCGACGACAAAGAAAGAGGTGATATCGTGGAAGAGCGGCACATTCAAAACGTCGAAGAAACCGATGATGCTTATATCATCACTTTCGGCAAATCTATGATGGAAGTCGAAGAAAACGGCGACAAAGACGAAATGGACGAGCGCCCATATCATTATGGCGATGATGATGAAGAAAAAGAGCGCTTTGACCGCGCCGATCTGGTCATGCGTGCGATGGATATGGATGACAAGGCCATCGATGCAGACGAGCGCACAGTGCGCGTCGGTGTTTCATCCGAAGAGCCGGTCAAACGGTCTTTCGGAATGGAAGTCATCGATCACCAGCGCGAAAGCATGAATCTTGATTTTCTAAATTCTGGCCGCGCACCGTTGCTGCTAGATCACGATATGGAGCGCCAAATCGGCGTGATTAAATCTGTTGAACTGGATGAAGAGGCACGTCGTCTGCGTGCCGTGGTTCGCTTCGGAAGAGGTGATCTGGCTTCGGAAGTGTTCAACGATGTGTCGGATGGTATCCGGCAAAACATCAGCGTCGGCTATCGGGTGGATGGCCGCGTTGAACGTGAAGATGATGGCGAGGACATTGTCCGCGTCTCCACCACACCAATGGAAATTTCAATCGTTTCAATTCCTGCGGACCAGTCAAGTCTGGTGGGCGTTGGTCGGTCTATTTCCGAACCTTTACACGCAACCCCAAAGATCGAAGAAAGGAAAGACGAAATGTCTGATATTGATCTTGACGCGGTACGGGCGGAAGCCGCCAAGGCCGCGCAGAAAAGCGCCAAAGAGATTATGACTTTGGCCCGGAAGCACAGCCGTGCTGATCTTGGCGAAGATGCCATTGGTCGCGGCGTTTCCGTTGACGAGTTCCGTGGCGAACTGCTGGAAGTGATTGCCAACAAGCCGCTGGAAACACCAGCGCACGTTGTTGACGCACCAGTCAAAGAGCAGCGCGAATATTCACTTGCACGCATGATCCGCGCACAGGCCACTAACGACTGGTCTGACGCTGGTTTTGAGCGTGAAATGTCTGACGAAGTCCAGCGCCGTACAGGCCGCGCAGCGCGTGGTGTATATGTGCCAGACTTTGCTTGGCGTGCTGGCGCAATGGCAACCGCTGCAACTGGTGCAGTCGGTGATGAGAACGTCGTCGATAACTTTATCCCGACCGTTCATCGCGGTGATATGTTCATCGAGGCCCTGCGTGCAAAGCAAGTGATGGCAAATCTGGGCGTCACCTTTATGGGTGGCCTGACTAACCGCATCAAGATGCCTAAGTTTTCAGCCGGTGCCACTGCGGCATTCGTTGAAGAGCTGGGCGCTGTTGCGGACCAGTCACAGACTGACGCAGGCATTACCCTCCAGCCCCGCACAATGGGCTGCTTTGTTGACATCAGCCGCCTTGCTCTCAAAGAGAGCGTGCCAGCCCTTGACCAGATCGTGCAGGACGATCTGCTGCGTGCAGCAGCCGATCTGATCGAATCATCTGCGATCAGCGGTTCTGGTTCCGGCGGTCAGCCAACAGGCATTCTGAACAACGGCGACGTCGGCAATGTCGACATCTCTGCTGATACAGACGTGGCTGCGCTGACTTGGGCAGACTTGACCGATCTGGTGAAGACTGTTGAAGACGCTGACGGCATCATCAACGCACAGACTCTGGGTTGGTTGTCCAACCCGAAGGTCAAGGCGAAGATGGCCAACACCGTCAAGGTATCGTCAACAGACAGCATCATGCTGCTGAACGACCCGTGGAACAGCATCTATGGATACCGCGCTGAGTTTACCAGCAACGTGCCATCGAATCTGA